CTTTGCAAATTCTCGAGATGGGGAATGAATCTTAAGTGTCTTTTTGGCTGTCTTAATAATATTCTGGCAGATTTTCTTCGTGGATTTGCTGAGGTTTCTGGTTTCGCTTTCCATACCTGCAGTTAACCCTTTAGCAATATTAACTCCTGCCTGTTTCATCTCTTTCTGCAGATCATCTGTGACTGTTTTCATTTCAGATTCATAATTCGCTTGAAGTTTTGCGAGATCATCTCCAAAGAAGTTTTCAGAAAATGTTTTGGACATGCTCTGTTGCTGATTCCACTTATTAATGTAAGCCTGCTGTTCAGCTTCTGACATATGCTGAAACCATGCCATATAAGCGTTTCCTGCATCAATATCCATTCCAAGAATCTTTTCCATCATAGATTCAGGAATCTTGTTTTCTAGTAACTTCAAGTTCTTCTGATACTTTTCAATATCCATGATATTCTGATCAAGGTTATAGATATTTCCCCAAGCCTGCTGCTTATCAGTTAAACTATCCATCTTGCTCTTGATGTTGTTATACGCTTCCTGGTATTCATCTGACAGGTCCTGCAACTTTTCCTGGGCAATCT